TACTTTGAAAGTATTTTCAAACCGTCTGTTGAAGCCACACTGACAATTACAACAACTGATAAGATTGTATCTGAGTTGCCCATTAGGGGAACGGAGAATGTCACGATTACTATCGTTCATGATAGTGGAGAGGTAGAGTTTACTGATTGGGTTATTTCTAGTGTGAGTGAACCATCAACATCTTCAACTCAGTCTGTACTTGTATTCGTTCTTACAACTCCAGAGAACGTTAAACAAGAATTGAAGAGAAACAGACTTACTCAACGATATGATCTTAAAGTTCCTATCAGTTCACATGTAGAAAATATTCTTCTGTCTTTAGGAACTGAAAAAAATCTTGACATTGAAAAGACTGCAAACTCCTATGGATTTTATGGTAATTATTGGAGAGCATTCAAGGCTATCTATTGGCTAGCCAAAAGATCCATGGCCACTGGCGGTGGAGAAAGAGCTGGATTTTTATTCTGGGAGACTAAGAGTGGATATAAGTTTAAGAGCATTGATAGTATTGCATCGAGTGCAAAAACTAATGTAGTTCAAAGTTTTGAACAGAGAGAATCAGTATCGGAAGATGATGATTCTGATAACTTCAAAATTCTTGCTCCTTTCTTTGAGTTCAATCAGAACATCATCACCAAGATGAGAAAGGCTGCATATGGTGACAACACAAAATATTTCAACGCATACACTCTACCTCAGAAGTTTCAACCAGAACACACATCGACATACTCGGGAAGTTATGATAAGGTAGATAAATTCGGTACAGAGGATCTTGTAAAACTCAATCTTGGTGTGAGTGATTCTCCAACAAACTGTGATGTGCAACCATACATTAGTGGCACAATGACACAAGATGGAACGGTTGATCCTGAAAATGATAGTGGAAGTCCAGAAAAGTGGTGTAGTTCCACACAAAAATATCAACTAATGTTGTCTCAATCACTTCGGTTGACGGTTCCTATGAACTTTGAACTTGAGGCTGGATTACCTATCAATCTTGATTTGATATCTCCTAACAAAGGACTTGACAATCATGAGAGTGGTGTCTATCTTATAAAGGATCTTAGACACACGATTCGTGTCACTGATGGTGGAGGTATGGAATGTTTCACTAACCTGCGTTGTATC